GGGAAAGACGCGTTAACCATAAATCCGTAAATATAACTCACGTTAATATAAGCATGGTTAACATCCCACCACATCCATTAACCCTAAACTAGTTAACCCCCATACCTAGTCCATTAACCCATATATAGTTAACAGTACCTTCCATTAACCATGATATAGTTAATCCGTGCCGATATGACACGTCGTTAAGGTTAACGGGCGGGCCGGTGATTTTTAACGGTGTTAGGGTTAATGGCTGCGGGGACCCCTTAGGGACTTGAGTACCGGAGTGTATTTCGTTCTCTCCTCGTTCCCCAGCCAGTGTCCCTCGGCCCGATACCCGGTCCACGATTTCCGCGATATTTTATTGTACAGTGGTCAGGGTGTGATATACCACGCACGAAACGCCTAAACGACTGGACTTATTAACCGATCTGTGCAACGATGCACTCATTGCGCGCACGAGGGGGAAACGCCAATGCACACCTACATATTGACGCTTATTCTGTTCCTATCACATGGTCTAGTGTCTTCGTCCACCATCAGTGCGCCAAGCAAGGAAGACTGCGAGGCTGCACGCCCCTTGATCGAGGCGACCCACCCGCCGGGATCGACAGTCTCCATGCCTCCATCCAAAACCCGGCTCACGGTACTCGACGCGCAGACGACCCCTTGCCAGAGGGTCGACAGCCATGCGCGGTGATACCTTCAAGAAGTTCACCGAGCGGGCGAAGCACGCGGTTGATACGAACCGCGCGGGCATCCCGCCCATCGTCTATCTGCCCCGGAGCCTGCGGGCGCACAAGCAGCGGCTCACGGAGGATCACATCAGGATCACGACGGACCCGCCGACGATTGCCGAGAACCACTTGCGGATCGCTGAGGGAGACCCTCTTGGGTTTCTCTTAGCGATTATGAACGGGCAGCCGATCCCGACCTTTCGTGTCGAGCCGGACGGCGCGATCACGGTCGAATACCACGTTCCGACGTTCGAACAGCGGGAGAGCACGGCGCGCTGGCTTGCGCACAAGGTCACGATCCGAACCGGCGACCAGACGAAGGACGGCCCAAGCAGCAACCCGCCCGAAGAATGGGACGCCCTCGTCGCCCGCCGCACGCTCAAGGACGCGAACCGTCCGCCACCCAAGGACGATTGACATGGAAAAAGGATACCGCTCACCAATCCGCAAGATCGCATACAGCTACGGGCGCTCGTCGGATGACCGATGGCTGCACAACGGTAAGGTCTGTCCGCGCATCTGGTTCCACGTAACGCATCGTCCCGCAGGGGCCAAGGTCTATTCTTTCCACTTCTTCGGTCGCGCTCTTTGGGTTGCGGTGTCGCATGGCCTATAAACGTCCCGTCAAGCGCAGCGAACGCGAACTTGCAGCCTTCGCGAACTGGCGCGCGCATCCTGTCGATGCGGTGAAGGATTGGTTCAAAGTCACCCCTGACGACTGGCAGGGGGATGTTCTTAATGGCCTGTTCACCGGGACCATGGACCGTGTAGCCATGAAGGCGTGTCACGGTCCCGGCAAGACAACGATTGATGCGTGGGCGGGATGGATTTTCTTGAACTGCTTCGAGAACTGCCGCGTCGTGGCGACCGCGCCGACGATGGCACAGTTGAGCGACGTGCTGTTTCCCGAGTTCAACAAGTGGGCGAACAAATTTCCCGACCGCATCAAGGACGAATGGATTTTGAGCGCGGGGCACATCAAGCACAAGATCAATCCGATGGACTGGTTCGCCGTCGCGCGAACCTCGAACCGGCCAGAAAACTTGCAGGGCTTCCACGGCACGGACTTGCTGATCCTCGCGGACGAGGCGTCGGCCATCGGCGCTCCGGTATTCGAGATCATGGAAGGCGCGCTATCCGAAGCGGGCGAAGAAGGCAAGACCGCGAAGCTGCTGATGGGCGGAAATCCGAACTTCAACGCGGGCGAACTGCACGACGCGTTCTATCGCAACCGCGATCTCTACCATCGTCTGACGATCACTGGCGACACGGACTTCCTGCGCATGATCGACGTGGAGCAGGGGCAAGAACACCCTGATCACGGCAAGGTTTATTATTCGCATCGCGTCAAGAAGAAATACGTTGACACGATCATCAGGAAGTACGGCAAGGACAGCGCGGTGTTCGATGTGCGCGTGCGGGGCATCTTCCCGCGCGTTAGCGACGACGCGATCTTCCCGCTCGAATGGGTGGAGAAGGCGGTGCTGCTCGATCCTCCTCACTTCGATGATCATGCCGATGGCTTCACGGTGATCGTGGACCCGTCACGCGGCGGCGCGGCTGAGACGGCAATCGGCGTCGCGCGCAAAGGCGTGGTCATCGAGATCGAAGGTCACAAAGGGATGACCAGCACGCCGATGGTCTCGAACAAGGTTCACGAGGTAGTGCTGCGCTGGAAAGCAAAAGGACTGCGGCTCGACGAGATCATCGTCGATCAACCCGGTGTCGGCGGCGGCGTCATCGACAATCTGCGCCGCGATTTCAGTTATCCCGTCAGAGGGTATGACGGCGGCAAGCCGCTCGTAAAGGGCGTGGACCCTGACGACGAATGCAAGATGTTCAAGAACCGGCGAGCGCGGGATCACTGGCGGCTGCGCCGACGCATCGAACAAGGACTGTATCCGTTGCCCGATGATGACGTGATGAAGGCGCAGATGGCGTCGATCCACTATTTCTACAGCAAGGTGGACGAGAAAATTCAGGTCGAGGCGAAGCAGGATATGAAGGACCGGCTCGGCCCGGAAGCCTCGCCCGACCGCAGCGACGTGATCGTGATGGCCGCGTCTCCGTTCTACAGCGTGGACGTGACGACGGCGGCAATCGGCGAAGAAGACATTATGTGCGGCGAAGACCGGCCCACCAGCCAGTATGCCGACGAAATGGGTATGGGGATGGTCTAGTCCTCATCGACGTATCGCTTGATCGTCTTGCGCATCATGTCGATCTCACGACAGATATTCGGGTCGTTGATCGGCAAATCTCCCATGGCTTCCCAACGACGGATCGTCTTTACGTCGCGCCTCAGATGATGCGCGAGTGCGATCTGCGGGATATTGCGCATCTTCCGAAATTTCTTCATGTCAGAGCCGGTGATATGCGGGGCCGCTCCGATTTCGAGCGAAGTGCCGTCCGTTGTCAGCCAATATCCCATGTCGATCTCCATTTTGTAGGTGGCATTGTCCTCCGGCCAGCGGACATTCCTACCTAACATTTCGGCTCCATTCTTGTCAAGACAGGGGATTTTCGCCGTACTTTCTCAACAAGAACGCAGGAAACCTGCGGGTTTTATCTCACTTTCGACCGTCCCTATAGTACCGCGTAGCGTCAAGTCACACACTGCGCCGCGCAGTGTCGCTCTTGTCCGTGTGCGCGTGAACCCCTGACCCCGAAACGCTTGCTAATGTGCGCGAGCGGGAATATGTTCTGATCGTGGACTGCACTCCACAACGCGGCGACCAAGCCCCAGTTTTTTCGGAAGGATGGTCGCCGCGCACGAGTGCCCCCTCATTCCGCGACCCGCATCCCGCTTTCCGATATAATGCTCGACGGGCCTGTCCGCCGGGGATCAATGTCGAAGCGCAACCGTAAAGTTCAAGCTGCCGCAATCGGTCGTCCTCGCGCGAACGAAGGCGAAGCGATGGTTCTTGGCAACGACATGCTCGCGAGCATGGTCAGTCCGAACCAAGGCGGCGTCTATTTTCTGAGCGTCGATGACATCATCAAGCGCAAGGGCTGGCTCACTTACAAGGAAATGATCCACGACGATCAGGTGAAGACCTGCTTGGAGTTCAAGAAGGTTCTCGTCGCTGGTCGTAAGTTCGAGATCGTTCCGGGCGAAGCGGAAGATGCCGACGCCGCGAAGCAGGCAAAGTTCGCCGAGGAGATCATGTGCCGCCTCAACATGGGCGAGATTTTCAAGAACGCACTATCCTCGTTCGAGTTCGGATATAGCCTCGCCGAACAGGTCTTCACGCGCGACGTGTGGGACGAAGACGGCAAGCAATACGTCTTCCTCTCGAAACTCGCGCACCGCGATCCGACCGAGTTGCAGTTGAAGTCCGACTTCCATGGAAACTTCCTCGGTGTGCGACAGCAGAGCCAAGGCAAGCTGATTGATCTCGGCACCGAAAAAGTTTGGCTGCACACGCACGACAAGCGGTTCGGAAACATCTACGGCAACAGCGATCTGCGCGCCGCGTACCGTCCATGGTTCGCGAAGAAATTCATCATCCAGTTCTGGAACGTCTTCCTCGAACGTTTCGGCGCACCGATGATGAAGATGTCGTATCCGCTTGGCGCGAGCGACGATCTGAAAGCGAAGCTCAAGCAAATCCTTTCCAATCTCGCGAGCAAAACCGAAATCCTCGTGCCGGAAGGCGTGCAGGTCAATTTGATCGAAGCGACGCGCGGCGGCACCGCCGGTTATTCGGATGCGCTCGCATTCCACAACAACTCCATCGCACGCGCGATCCTGATGGTCGCGCTGATGGGTGCGAACGGCGACAGCACGCGCGATAGCGCGGCGGACAGCCAGTCGTTCCTGCATCTGCGCATCCTGTTTAAGCTTGCCGATCAGTTGAGCCAGCAGCTTTCCGAGAGCTTCATGGAACAGGTTATCAATCCGCTGATCGACCTGAACTTCGAGAAGCCTATCTATCCACGTTTCATCTGGCAGGACTACGGCCAGTTCGAAGGCATGAAGGTCGCTGATGAAATTCGCCAGTTGTTCGCGGCTGGCGTGATCGACATGGATCAGAAGGACATCAACTACGCGCGCTCGATCCTCGGATTGCCGCTGCGCTTGGAAGACGACACGCCGGACGAACCGATCCGTCCGCAGCCGCTTCCGCCGCCTGCCAATGGCACGCCACCGCCTGCCGCTCCGCAGGGTAACGACCGCGCCGGTAAAGGCGGGGCCGCAGATACCCCTGATAACGTGAAAGCACAACAGGTTCAGCCAATTTACAGGCTCGAACTCAAAGATATTTCGGAATGAAATTCGTAGTATCCAAAGATGGACAGATCGGTCTTCTTAGCGAGGAGAAGATCAGGTCTTTTTTCAAGATCGAACCCGGCCCCGCTGGCCCGCCGGGTCGCGATGGTGCGCCCGGAAAAGATGGCGTCGGCCAAATCTTGATGTCGGATTTGATCGACTTCCAAGGTCCTCCCGGTAAAGACGGGAAGGATGGGATTTCCGGCAAGGACGGTCCTCGCGGATTTTCTGGCAAGGATGGCCCTCCCGGCAAAGACGGATTGCGTGGCCCTCCCGGCAAAGACGGATTGCGTGGCCCTCCCGGTAAGGAAGGCCCTCCCGGTAAGGATGGTCGCGATGGTCTCCCCGGTGTCGATGGCCGCGATGGCAAGGACGCGATGTTTCCTTTCGGCGGCAACGTAGGAGAAGTTCTTACCCGCGTTGAAAGCGGGATTGAATGGCGTATCCCTCCTATGGGCGGGATCGGCTACAGAATGAAGTTCAATGGATTGCTGCCTCTTGCTGGCGGTACCATGATCGGTGCGATCAAACTTCCCGATGGCTCTGCTGCCGCGCCAGCCCTCGTTTGGAATACTAACGACGGCATTTTCCACTCGACCAGTCTCAGTTTGTCTTTCGCTTTTGGCGGGAGGGAGAGCCTTCGGTCCGGCATCAACACTCAAAGCACGCCTTATATGGCGTTTGGTAATTTTATTGACCAAGCGACCATCGCAGGTCGTACGATGGTTCTTTGTAATGTTGGTCCCGGTATCTCGACGAATTTTGTTTCACTCGGAGAAGGCGTGGTCAATTTTACATTTCAGCGTCTTACGCCGGATGCAAACGGTCCTATTCTGATCCTTTCCAAAGCGCGTGGATCAGTCGCTTCACCAACGGTTCCTTTATTGAATGATGTTTTGGGTCAGATTAGTTTTTCTGGTCAGACAGGAGCCGCTGCCGCCAATAACACTATCGGCGGTCGCATTATCGGTATCGTCACAGAAACATCTACTCCATCTGCTACAGCGATGGGAACCGATCTTCGTTTCTCCACCTGTGCCAATGGCTCTGGTGGTTTGACGGAAGTGTTGCGTTTGAATACGTCTGGATTGCAGATGTTCGGAGGCAATACTGTAGTTTCTCAGGATCGGTTGATTGTTCAGCGTGGCTTCCTCGTAAACTCACTCCCTGTCTCTGTCCCGAATTTTTCGCGCTGCTTTGTGACCAACGCAACAACTTCGCATCTTGCTGGCATCGGCCTGACCGTTGCGGGGAGTGGTGCATTCTCCGTTCCGGTCTATACCGTGAATAGCGGGACGACATGGCTTATCGGATAGGAAGCGGTAGGGCTGTTTGCCGCGACCTTGAAGTCCTCCCGCTACTTCGGGTTCAGCACGTTGTAGCGGGAGGCGTTTTACGCGACTTTATTGGCTAACCGCGCTACAATGCGGTTCTAATTTTGCCGGGAGGCCAAAACCGTGTGGATCGTATTCCTTTTCCTTGCGGGCGGCGCGCTGCTCGTTCTCGCTTGCAATTCTTCGATCAAGATCGGGAAGTAAAATGCGCTTCTTTCCTCGACAGGTAAAATCGCGTCAGGACGCGCTGATGGGTAAAGGCCATATCGGCAACGCTTCGACCAGCGATCAGCAGACCGCTCAGGATCGTCTGCTGCGCGTCCGCCCCGACGTGGACACCGCGACGATGGTGTCCAGTACTTTGACTTGCTACGGCGGGACCGCAGGGTAATGGGAAAAAATTTCGGTTTCGTCTCGCCCGGTGAAAGTTCGGGTGGTGGTATTGGCGGCGGGAACGCAGGTTAAATGAAAGACTTCGTAGCCATCGTGATCTGCGGCATCATCATGTTCGTCTTTATGTGCGCGTGCGGCGGTGGACTACCTTGGAGGAAACCGGATTGACCACTTCTCTCAAAGATCGTCAGATTTTCGCGATGGGTAAGTGGAGGGCTTCCACCGGCCCGGTCGATGTTACGTCGCAGATGCTCGACGACATCGTTGCGTCGTACAACGGCCTGAACTCGAAAATCACAGGCTTCGCAATTCCGATCAAGCTCGGTCACAATAAGCGCGTTGGCGAACCCGCATACGGTTACGCCGAGAATGTCCGCCGTAACGGCGACACCCTGATCGCCGACTTCGCCGATGTACCGCCCGAAATCGTGGACGCGATCTCGCAGAGGCGCTATAATGCGGTCTCTGTAGAGTTGCGGCCCAAGATCGAGTATGCGGGCAACACCTTTCCGAATGTCCTTAGCGGGGTCGCGCTGCTTGGCGCTGAATGGCCCGCCGTTAAAGGACTAGAACCAATTTTCGCATCTGAGTTCGCCGAAGAAGGCGCGCTGATGCTCTCGCAAGAGGAAGACGCCGATATGAACTTCACGCAGGAACAGCACGACGCCATCCTCGCTTCCGCCGTCGCCAAGGCGAAGGATGAAGCAAAGGCCGAGACTGCCGCCGAACTTACCGCAGCGAAGACCGCGCTCGAAGCCGCCGAACAGGCGCGCGACACCGCGAACGCCGCGCTCGAAGCGTTCCGTGACGAGGCTGAAAAGTCCACGATCACTGCCGTTATCGAAGCAGCCGAGAAGGCTGGCAAGATCGTTCCGGCGAACAAGGCAAAGATCGCCGCGTTTGCAGAGACGATCCGCACTTCGGTTGCAAAGGGCGACGCGCGCAAGGCGCTGCTCGATCAGTTCTCCGAGTTCGTCGGCGCGATGCCGGTGAAGGTCGGCTTCAAGGAAGCGTCCGCTTCGACCGTCGAGGAACCCGGTTCCGAAAACGTGCAGACCGAAATCAACGCCAAGGTCGCTGAGAAGCGCAAGGCGACGAAAGACCTTTCCTACAAGGACGCGCTCGCGCTCGTGTTCGAGGAAAATCCCGATCTCAAGACGCGCTATGCGGAGGAACGCTAATGTTCAGTCAGGGCCAGAAAGTTGAGAGCTTTGTCGCATCCGGCGACCTTTCGACTTGCCTCAATCGCATCGTCGATCTGCTTGCGACCGATTTTAAGATTGGTCTGGCAGGTGCGGGCGGCGGCTTCGGCGTTCTGACGAACGCCCCGAAGAATACTGAACATGCTGCGGTTGCGACCGATGGCGTGGTCATGGTTCGTGTCGGTGCTGCGATCACTTCCGGCGTCTTCGTGACTTCTGCCGCGTCCGGTTGGGGCGTGGGCGTCACGTCTGGTTCCGGTCAGGCTGTTATTGGCCGCACCGAAACCGGCGCAGCCAGCGGAATGCTTGCCGCTGTCAAGCTCGGTCAGTTCTACCGTCCGAACTCGGTCGGCAACTAATTTCATCAGGAGACCCCGATGCCCCTTCAAACTGGCCGCGATCTGCACGTTGATGCAGTTCTCACGAACTTTGTTCAGGGTCGCCGCCCGCCCGGTTTCATTGCGGACCAGCTTGTTCCGGTCCTCAACGTGTCCAAACGCTCGAACTTGTACTACAAGACGCAGCCGAAGGAACACATCCTGTACGTTCCGAATATGGACCGTATGGCCCCCGGCGCAGCCGCTCGCGAAGTCTTCTGGACCGTTTCGAGCGACACGTACTATGCGGAGAAGTTTGGTCTCGGCACGTTCTGGACGACCGAAGATCAGGTCAACGCGGACGAAGCCTTGCAGTACGATCAGGAAAGCGCGGAGCTTGTCACCGACCGCTTGCTGATGTCCTACGAAATGCGCGTCGCCGCGCTCAAGACTTCGGCAAACGTCGCGACCGTCACTCATGTCGCGACCGCGTGGTCTAACACGACCGGCTCGCGTCCCTATGACGACGTTCTGGATCAGGTGGAGAAGTTCCGCCAGCGTACGATGATCCGTCCTAACGTCGCCCTGATCCCCGAAAACGTCGCCTCCGTGCTGCGCCGCTCGGACCAAATCCGCGATCTCCTGTTCGGTGATCGTGGTGGCATCCCGAATAACCAGCAGCTTGCAGCGTTGTTCGGTGTCGAGAAGCTTCTGGTCCCTGAAACATTCGTGAATACCGCCGGTCCGGCGGAAACCGCGCTTGGTTCCGGTACGCTCGCGAACGCTTGGGGAGATCAGATGCTCCTCGCCTACGTCGCGCCTCTCGCGGGCCGCAAGGTCGATACGTGGTTGCAGGCTTTCCGTTGGACTGCTCCTGAACTCGGCACTCCGTTCGCCATCCGTCGTATGCCCTACAACGTGAAGCGTATGCGTCAGGACATCGACGCGATCTACTATCAGGCTGAGAAGATCGTCTCCTCCGATCTGGCGACGATTGTGGATAGCTTGGTCTAAGGCTGATCGCAACGGCCTACTCCCCTCCCCCGCCGTGCATCAGAGACGCCGGATCAGAAATGGTCCGGCGTCTTTGTTTTACGCGACAAGCTCGCGCGGAATATGCTAGGACAATCGCATCGAAGGGGAGTTCACATGAAGATCACGATTGCCTGCGGCGCTATGCCGTTTGGTCCTGAAACACCGTCCCGAAAATCTCTTGGCGGGAGCGAGACCGCCGCGTTAATGATGGGTAAGGCACTCGCTGCGCGTGGACATGATGTGACGATGTTCTGTAACCTTCCGCCCGAAGGCGCGGTGGATTACTTCCCCTCCGGTACTCAGCACGCCGATGGCGTTCGATACGTCTCGACCACCCACTATGCAAGCTTCATTACCATCAATGAAACCGACCTGTTGATTGCCGTCCGCGATCCGGGTCTGGTTGCGCTTCCAGCCCAAGCCAAGAAGAAGGTTCTGTGGTGCCATGACATCGCGACCGTGCGCGGGATGAAGCGTGCGCTCGAACAGATGGCGTTTACCTTCGATGAAATCTGGACTGTGAGCGAGTGGCACAAAGACCAGATCGCGACCGTCACCGGATACCCGGAGGATCGGATCATCGCGCTGCGCAACGGTATTGTCGAATACGATGATCTTATTGAAGCGCCGCGCATCACTAACCAAATTCTCTATGCCGCGCGCCCTGAACGCGGCCTCGAAAATCTGATCCGTCCCGGCGGCATCATGGAGCATCTGCCGGAGTTCAAGCTGGTCGTCTGCATGTACGAACACTTTCCCGAACATATGCGCGATTATTATGCTGGTATCTTCGCGCGCATGAAGCAGATGCCGAACGTCGAATACATCGGCGGGAAATCTAACCACGATTTGCGCCAGATCATCGCAGAGAGCGAAGCCTATATCTATCCGACGCAGTTCGAAGAAACATCTTGCATCCTTGCGCGCGAGTGCATCGAGCAGGGAACGCCGTTCCTTACAACGTCGGTCGGCGCGCTGCCGGAAACCCTTGGTGATTGCGGTATCTATTTCGAGGACTGGTTGCACTTAAATGGTGTCACCGAGCCGGAGCGCGGTAGCGATGGATGGTGCAAGTTGTTCGCAATGTTCTTCCGCGAAGTCATGCACAACAGGGCCGGTCTGGAAGGTGTTCGCACCTTGATGTCGCGGCGCGATGATCTCTTTTGGGATGGCGTAGCTGAAATGGTCGAGCCGCATCTTGAGGCGAAGCAAACCAGCATTTATTCTCGGCTTTATTCGCTCATGCAGGATGGTGACATCATCGCCGCGATGGCCTTTGCGGATAGTTTTGTCGATTGCCCGGTTAGCGCGCCAGTCCAAACTCTGCTCAACGAACTCAAAGAATGCTACGCCTTCGTCAATGGCGACATGGCGGCGTATTACGACAAGCTGTATAGCGACAAGAAGGGGACGCAAAGCGAACTCTACTTCCAGACGGAGCCGGGATGTCCGCGCCATCAGGCCATCATTGACCAGATCGCGCAGCTTCCGCCGGGTGCGACGGTGTTCGAGTACGGTTGCGGGCCGGGTCATATTCTCGGCGCTCTAGCGAAACGCTTCCCTGACAAGAAATTTGTCGGCTACGACTTCTCAGCAGTCGCGGTCAAGGTCGTCAACGAAGGCGCTACCATTCTTGGAATGACCAATATCGCTGCGATCTCCGATCTTCCAGAAGGAACGACCGGAGGTATTTTCGACGCCGTGATCTGCTCGGAAGTTCTCGAACACGTTGTTGAGCCGTGGAAGCTGCTTGAGAAGGTGGAGAACTTTGTGAAGCCGGGTGGCAGGGTGATCCTGACGGTCCCGTATGGTCCGTGGGAACCTATCACTTACACGCAGAACGACCGTTGGTTCGAACGCGCTCACCTGTGGCTGATTGACCGCGAAATGCTGATGGAAATGGTTGGCGACAAAGCCAATACTCAAAGCATTATGCTCGTCGGCGGGATGTCGGAGTGGTTGCGTCCTATCGGCAATCTCCTGTTTACGTATACCGCCGATCACAAGCCGATCATCCCTGTCAACCCGCTTAAGAAGGCCCTGCGTCACTTCCCGCGCGAGACCTGCGCGGCGGCTGTGATCGCATACAACAATGCGGATACGATTGTGCGGCTGCTGAATAGCTTGGACAATAAGGTACAGTTCGTCCAGTTCGCCATGGGGCCTTCTACCGACGGCACGCGCGATCTTGTTGAGGCGTGGTTCGCGAAGCATCGCCACATGGGCTATCGCATCATCGACGTGCCGAAGATCGAGCCGCGCATCTTCGGCTTTGATGACGCCCGCAATACGAGCATGGAAGGTCTCGAAGAAGATTTCCAGTGGGCGCTGTGGATCGACACCGATGAATACCTGTCGGGTGAAATCCGCAAGTATCTCAGGCCGTCAGCGATGGATGCCTATCTGATCGCACAACATCACTTCACCGTCGAGCCACGCGGCAATCCGCCGGAGATCGACCGCCCTGCTCGCCTGATCCGTTTGGATCGAGGTTTCAAGTGCTACGGCCACATCCACGAACATTTTGAAGTCCCCGGCGGCGGGCCGGGACGAGCAATCCTTCTTTCTGACGTTGACATCGGCCACCCCGGCTATGTCAACGAACAGGTCCGGCAGGCACGCTTCATGCGCAACTTCCCATTCCTCGAATGGGAGCATGACGAAGACCCTTATCGTCGCCTTCATCAATTCCTCTGGTTCCGAGACATCATCCATCGGATGCGGTTCTCTCAGGAACCGGCGACGCGCTTCGCGCTCGCTCAGGAGGCCGTTTCATGGTACAATGATCACTACGAGGATATGTCGGTCTTCGGTCCCGGATTGTTCATGTCGCTTCAATACCTTAGCGAGGCTTATGCTTTGCTTGGTAGGGGCATTCCTCTCCGCGTGACGATCCAGCTTGACGACCGCAGTACGACGCTGGAAGGCCGCTTTGAAAGTTACGAACAGGTCGAGCGGTTGACCAAGCAGCTTCTCAAAGACGAGTTCAAGGAACGCACAGGAAGGTACTATTAGGATGGCCGACTACGCAACGATTGATGACGTGTTCAAGCGTTATCCGCTGATCTCAAATCTGGTCGGCAGCGGGAGTAATCTCGTCGCTAGTGCGGACGTTGCGTCGGTGTACATCAGCGACGGGGCGAGTGTGGTGGATGCGTTCTTGCGCGCCAAATACATCACTCCTCTCGTGGTCGAACCGATGGTGACGTGGATCACTTCCGACATCGCGATCTATCGGATGTTCGAGGACAAGCTGCCGCGCTTCCCCGATGCAGTCGAGAAGCGTTACACGAACGCGATGTCGATGCTGATGCTGCTCCAACTCGGAAAGCTCACCTTGACTTCCTCGCAGATCGTCGGTGATGGCGGCGATCAGGATGCATGGTCGAACGCGCAGAGTTATTCTGGCCCAATCTTCCGTGCGGCAGAAGAAGTAACGAATTGCGGATCGCTTGATGATCCCTTCTTCGTGTTGGGTCGTGGTGCGGACTAATGGTTACGGTCAACGTCGAACTGATCAACGGTCAGGAAGTCATCGACTTCTTTACCAATCTGCCAGTACAGATCGACGCACAGCGCGGGACGCTGTTCCGTTCTCTTGGCGATGCATTGGTCAACGACGTAAAGGATCGTATTCGAACTTCCAACAACGGCGCTTGGGCACCAGCGTCGAAGTGGTTGAAAGCTAAGACGGGTCAATCGAAGGTCCTGCTCGGCGCGGAGAAATACGTCCGCGCTCAGATCACGAAAGACAGTTTGAAGATCGTCGGCAAGAGTAGCAAGTGGACGCTTACGCAGCATCACTTGGGCTTCGAGAATAAACTCCTCGATCCGAGCGAACCGATTGATAGTCACGGTCGGGTAGTGATCAAGATCAAAGACCCGCGTGTGCTGAACCTGTACGTCGAAATGCGGCGCAAGCGCGATGGCACCACTGTCCCGCGCGCCACTGTATTCGCGTTCGCGCCGAAGAAACCGGGGCGCACGCCAGCGCGGCAGATTTGGCCGACTGAAATGCGCGCCAATGTGATTGCCAATCCTATCGCATCCCGTTGGTTCGCCAAGGTAATTCAGGATGCTGGAGGGAAAGTGCTGTGACGAACTTCATCAATTACTCGCAAATCTTGATCGACTTCCGCGATAGTCTCGCAGGCGCGACCCTGATCAACGGCCTCAAATTCGCGACCAAAGCGGACGGCACTCCGGCGGTCTTCAAGAACGCTCAGGACACCGATTTCGATTATGTCAATATGCCGATGGCGGACTGTCGCATCCGTCGTGCGGACCCGGAGAACACCGCAGGCCAGACCTACTATAGCGACATCACCGTTGAGGTAGAAATTGCCTGCTTTGACATGACTAGCCGCGACAAATGCGCTACAATGCGGGATGATCTGACTAACGCAGTTCAGCGGTTTTTCCAAGGAAATCCGCACTTTTCTGCGTTCGTCGATACGGTCCAAGTTGGGCCGGTGGATTTCGAGGTAGGCGAGACCAAGGCCCAAGGCGAGTTCGTCGCAGCGGCGGTAGCGCAGTTCCACGTCAAACTCTATACGGAGAATTGAGCAAATGGCAAGCGGCAACGGCGGTCAACTTGGCTTCGCCAAAATCGGCTCGCTCTATAGCGACGTGAACACGGTCAACGTGTGGGGTAACTTCGTTTCCGAAAGCCTCGAACACAAGCTGGACGAGTTGGAGGAAGGCTCCATCAACGGTCGCCGCGACGCTCCGAATAGCTACAAGGGCGTGGATCACGGCGACGGCGACATCAATATCGAGCCTAACCCGGTCTTCATCGGCCATCCGCTCAAAGCATGGTTTGGCACGTACACTGCGTCCCTCGTCACCAATGCAGGTTCGACCGGCGCGAACTCGACGCAGTATGCGGGTCAGGCTCAGGTCTTCCATCGCTTCACGCCGTCGCAGTCTGCGTTCAGTGACCGCACATACCTTGAGCCGTACAATCTGATGATGTATCGGGATGTCGGCTCGGCATGGCTCTACAAGGGCGCGATCATGCCGACGCTCAAGTTCGACATTCAGGCCGGTCAGCTTGCAAAGGCCACGGTCTCGATCATGGCCCGTCAGGTGGATCGCATCCAGCGTACGGCTGGCATCCAGTCTCTCGTCTCGTCCGGCGGTCGTCCGTGGATTTGGGACATGGCATCCATCGAGCTTTCGAGCGACACTACGTCCGCGAACCTCGCGGCGCGTACCGACTTCGAGCAGATCACGATCACCTATGATCTGCCGAACGATGGCGTTGTCCTGCTCGATGGCACGAAGAAGTATGGCGAGTTCACGCCGTCCGACTTCCGCCGCACAAAGATCGAAGGCACGATGTCGTTCCGCGATCAGACCGCGTATGACGCGTTCGTCGCGTACGAAGCGCGTCGTCTGCGCATCACGCTCCTGAACGTGAACTCGACCCTGATGCTCGGCAATCCCGCATCGCTCGACAACACGGCGTTCACTGGCTACTTCGGTGTGCGCTTCACCTTCCCGCAGATGAAGTTCTTGTCGTGGTCCGCGCCCATTCCGGGTCCGAACCGTCTGACGGCGAAGTTCACCGCGAAGGCAGAATACAGCGAGGCCGAAGGCTTGTCCGCCGTGGTCGAACTCAACAACAACGCATCCAGCGGTTACTACACGACCGCTTACTAAAACTTCCAAGGGGGAATGGGGAAATGAAAGCTGGTTTTTCGCTCACGAAGCGTTATGTCCCGAAGTTCAAGGATAACGATAAGCTGCCCGGTGAGGAGCAGATGATCGCGATCCTGTCTATGCCGACTGTTGAGGACGTGTTCACGATCCTCGACCGTCTGAACGACGCAGGCTTCAAGGGCGGCGACAATACGTCCGTCTCTATTCAGCAGTCTGCAAAGATCGCGAAAGAGGCTGGCGAGTATATCCCAAAGTACGTGAAGCTCGACAATGCCGAGGACTTCACTATTGAAGACGCGATCAAGTATCCTCCGTTTTTCGCGCTTTCGACAGAACTCTTGTTCGCGCTCGTGAACTTCGCTCAGCCGAACGAGACCGACACAAAAAACTCGTAAGGGCTGCCCGTCTAGCGGGGCAGCCGCACGCCGAACATTTCATGTCAGGATTAGACACTTCTCAGCGGAAGTGTACCTTCTACATGAGTTGGTTCAGTCGTATCTACCAGTCGAGCGATCATGGCTGGTATTCCGAGCGCACCCCTGACGGCAAGCCAATCACTGAGCAGGATGCGTTCTTTTGGTTCGCGTTGGAAATTATTGCGCGCGAACTGAACGTAATCCGCATGGAACAGATGGCGAAGCAGAGTTAGAGCAATGCCCGCGATTGATTTAGGTCTTTCTGTAACCGTCCTGAATAACGCCACGGCACCATTGCGTCAGATCGCTGGTGACGTGAAGCGCGTTGGTGATAATGCACAAGCGACATCAAATCGCTTGAAGGCAATTCAAGTCGTCATCGCTGGTATTTTGCTTGAGAAGACCCTTGAACTTGGTAAGGGCTTTCTTGAGATCGCCGCCAAGAACCAGCTTGCCGATGTACAATTAAGTGCGTTCGCGGGTGGCATGAAAAATGCCAACGCGATCATGGAGCATTTCAATCATACTGTGGCCGCGTCCGGTGTCGAGAATAACGATCTCGCGTCGGCGTTTGGCCGTTTGCGTGCGGCAGGGCTTTCTCAGGGCGACGCGACCAAGACCATCGACAATCTTGTTAGCGGGATCGTGGCACTTGGCAGCAAGGATGTTAGTGGTTCGCTTGACAATGCGGTGTCTGCATTCCAGCGGTTCGCTGCAAAGAGTGTTGTCTCGACGCGTGAATTGAATGCTCTTGTTCATTCCACTGGCCTCACCGTCAAAGAACTTGCGGACAGCATGGGCGTAACCATGACGCAGTTCTACGATCAGTTGAAGGACAAGACCACTTCGTCTCAGACTTTGATCGACGCGTTCAATCGCGCAGCCACGATCAAGTTCGGCGGCTTTGCAGAAATGCTTGGCTCTACCGTTGGCGGGGCGCTCAACGAGTTCAAATTCCATCTTGATGATGCTCTTGGTGCGTTGGGACAGAACAGCGGCCTTGACGCTCATGTCGCGTTGATCATTCATAACATCGACGACGCTGTGAATGGTTTTATTCGCACGATCAGTAAGAAGGACATCGACAACTTCTTCAAAATGATTGGCGACGCTGGACCTATCGTTGCTGACATCGGTGATTTGATCCTTCGTGTCGGCATCGCTGTTATTGAACTGACCGATGTGGTTGTAAAGTTCGCAGCAATGCTTCCTGACGAAGCCATCGAATTTGGTATTATTGGTTATGTGCTGATGGGCAAGAAGGGCGCGCTCCTGCTTGGCTTGATCGGCGCTGCGGCGGGAAAGCTCAAGGATTTGGCCGAACAGGTCAAAACGATTGCCGCGCAGTATAACTCCCTGCCTTCTACTGCCGACACAACGGGAAATAAGAGCCAATACCAAACCGTCCTTGATAGCTTGAACAAAAAAGACCCGAACTCTCCCGTCGCTAATATGGGAAGTGCGGTGACATACTGGCTTGCGGCGCAAGCGGGTAATTTCGAGAACGCGATTGCGCCGACCGTCAAGGGTGCGGTTGATCAGTTGAAGCTGCTGCTCGGCAAGGATAATCCCAGCGGCAAAGCCAACTGGCTTGCGAAGATGATCGGCACCCCTGAGCAGTTGAAAGCTCTTGAGGACAAGCTGAATGATCTGATGCACCGCAAGATCAATGCGCCTTCTGGTCTGTCTGCGCCGCCGGAGAACACGCAGCTTGCGGGTCAGCTTGCTGCGCTCCGTCAGGAAACGAATAACACCATCAAGTCGATGACCGATAAGGATGCGTTGCTGCAATTCCAGAACGCAGGCGACGAACTCGGAGCAAAGTTGCAGTCGATCCGTAATCAGACGGACGATTGGAACAGCAAGTTGAACACGACCGCCGTGAACATCGGCAAGTCTAAGCTGCCGATCTCCGAACAGGCTGCATTCATCGCGCGCATCCAAGAACTCGAAGCTCAGATCAACAAAGATACTGAGAACGCGATCACGCTCGCGACTAAGCTGAACACGCTCAAGCAGCAGAATATCGCCTTGACGCAGCAACAGGCGCAGCTTGCTTTGGAGCAGAATGCTATTGCCGAGCAGCGTTCCTTAAAAAACCTGACCGATCCTTTCTCCGCGATTTTGGCTGGTACGCCCGGTGGCACGGCGCAGGATCAGGTTGATCAGCAGGTTCTTCAATATAAGCAGCAGATCGTTCAGTATCAGCAACAGATCAACAATCTACAAACTCAGCAGTTGCAAGACACTGCAAACGCCGACGTATATCAGGGCACGATTGATCAGCTTAACCAAGCGATCTCCCTGACGCAGAAGCTCGCTGACACTACAAACGTCTCTACCAAGATGATGTCTGACTTCTATGGTCAGCTTGGTCAGACGATGGAGAGTGATCTCGCTAACGGTATCAGCGGCTTGATCCAAGGCACGATGACATGGCGTGATGTTGGTCGTCAGGTCTTTGGCGATTTGATCTCGCTTTCCGTGAAATTCCTGTTGCAGTTGGCCGAACAGCAGCTTTTCGCATCGGTCGCGCAAGCCGCATCGCTTGCGACCGCTGCGCCGGTCGCGGCAGCTATGGCTGCAATATGGGGTCCTGCGGCTATGGCGGCGTCCATCGCAACACTTGGCGCGGCTGATGCAACTGGCGCACTTGCCTACGAGGCCGCGATGGCGTCTTCGCTTGTCCCTCTCGCGAATGGCGGCATTCCTACCGTCTCGCAGTTGAGCGGCAATATCCTCAACGGTCCCACGATGTTTCTCGGTGGCGAAGCCGGTGACGAAGCGGTTATGCCCCTGACACGCATTGGCGGAAAACTCGGCGTGCGTTCCAGTGGTGGTGGCGGGAACACATACGAAATCAACATCCATGCGCTTGATACGCAAAGCGGCTTGCAATTCATCGGCAAGCATATTTCGGACATCGACGCAGGACTGGCGCATCAGCGCCACTTGAACCGCAGTGCGAGGATGAAGTAATGGCGTTCCCGACATTTCCTTATTCTCCCGTCCCCGCAAATATCCAGCGGTTCAAGAATTGGGCCGAGAATAAAACCCGCTATGACAGTGGCGAGCAGCAGGCCGACACGACTTATCTCCGCCCCTTGTATCAATGGCAGATTGACTTCAAGCTTTATACCGAAATTCATCAGGCTCAGCTTTGGTCCTTTTGGGATACGGTAAGGGGCATGACGCTTCCATTCATGTTTCAAGACCCGTACGACAATAGGGTCAACAGTGTTCTTGGTGTTCGCAGCGGCATCACGAATGCAGCCACTTCGTTTCTTTTCGATACTAATTCGTACATGGTGCGCGCCGATACTACGACCATCGGCTCCTTGTTCTCCTCCAAGAGTGGGTTCGTCTCGCTTGGCGCAGAGTTCGGATACGAGCGTGACACCGGCATTCTCACCGTCAATACGAAGGCCATGGACGATGTGTGGGGAGTACGCTCGATGCAGTACTTCAAGAAGGTGAAGTTCTCCGGCCCATTCAAGGAAACGTCGCAGTTGTGGAATATATTTCAAACCCAACTGAGCCTTGAGGAATTACCGTGAGGCAGATCAACGGAAACTCGTCTTTGTTTCAGCAACGGCTTCAAGCCGATGGCCTGCCGACCTGTGAACTGATCGACGTTGAATTTATCAACAGCCTGTCCTTTCATTGGACGACTGCAAATCAGGCGATCACTTACACGTTGAGCAGCGTGCCAACGACTTATTTGCCGTTCCCCGGCGAGGCGGGCGGCGGTATCCAAGAAGACATTAATCTCGGCGTCAGCGTTGTGCAGTTCAAGATCGCTAATAGCGGCTCGTTCCTTCAACAGCAGCTTCTTACTGCGGACTTCGCCATCGCCGCCGTCAAGATTGGTCAGGTCTTCACAGACACCCCTGATCTCGGACGCATGACTTTGTACAACGGCAAGGTCGGCGACTTCTCTTACACGAGAGAGGAAATCACCGGACAAGCGCGCAATCTTT